GACATGATTTATTTATTTTAAATAATTAAATTAAAGTTTAAAGTTAAATTTAAATTAAAAGGTCAACTCAAATAACACGAATTGACACGTTAAATAAAAGAATGTAGGAGAAAAATTAAGGAGGAAAAATTAATTAGTACAATAGTCAACAGCGTCATTCCATGATTGAAAACGTTTGTACGTGCAATGAAGACCTTTGACGATCTTCTCGCATTCAGTCCAAGATGTTACAATTATACGGTGAACATAAATTGATTCATCATCAGTTATATTTCTCATTAATCTAGCGTTGGCTATTTTGATACCGTAAAAACCTCCTTGTGACTTAGTTAAAAGAAAGTCACCATGGTAACGGTGTATGTAGTTGTTAATACACCCAAAAAACTCCTTATTATTAAAATTAAATGTTTTAAATAAAAATGTTTCGGCAATATGCTCTAAATGTGACATTATGATTGTAAGTTGAAAAACTTGACAATGTAGTTCTGGTTGGATTTTAAAACAAAAAGGTCAATTTGGAAAAACAACAAATTGACACGTTAAAAATAATTGTAAGAAATTAATTAGAGTCTGGTATAAACGTTTCACGTTTATACTCTTTAAGTTCATTATAGGTAATTAAACTTGCATTACTAAGAAAATCGAATAAAATTTCAATATCTCCAACTGTTAAGTTATGATAAAAAGTTGTTAAAGCCAAAGAGCCTAATCTTTTCTGATACTCATTTTTAACAACAGCTACCCTAGTCTTAATACCAGTTAACACTTCGCCGAAATGTTCAACATTTCTGTATTCTTTACCCAGGAATTTGGCGGTTTGTCTGACAACATCGGGGAATATACCAGCACTAGTTATGATATAACCTGCGAATTCACCAACATCATATGTGTGTAGCTTTGTCTTATGACCGGTCAACTTTAACAAATTAGCACCTCTTGTTGTTATTTCACAATCTTTGCACAAACACCCGCTATCATCTCCTTTCCAGAAGCTAACAGCTATGTCTTTGTACCCAAATACTGAAAAACTAAGTGCAATATTACCTATAGTATTAACGACAATGGTGAGTGGTCCACCTGAGAAATTTTTTTCGCTGCCATATAATTTAACAGTGCCAATCCTGCTATTATAAACCATTTTCCAATTAGCGCTGAATTTATCATACCAATCTAGTAGTTGCTTCGGACAACCCGCAGCTCCCAATAGTAATCTGAAGAAATCCGTAAAACACGTCCTGTAAGAAGCGTCCCATTCCGTATAATCGTTGCAAACCCACTTGTAAGAATCATCTTGCATAACATCAGAATATTGTAAGGCCAAAGTATTGAAATCTTCATCGGAGCCATGGGTTATGATATAAAGGTTATTGTTTTTGCCCACATCACGAACTGTTTTAAGTATAAATGCTCCATAGGCTGAAAACAGGATGTTAAGCATTTTACTAAATTGTGAAACGCCTTGACCCACTTTCTCGCTTTGATCAAATCCATCTTCCGCTTTATACTTACCTTGGTACTTATTAAAGTAACTTATCGCTTCATTGAACTCATTGAATTCACAGTCATATACCTTCTTGAAATCAACGTTACGTTTAGCGCCTGCCCTAATAAAAGCTTGACCTTGTTCGTAGGCAACCTCGTATGATCTAGATTTGAGTTCCGCCACTATCCTGTGAAAACAATCTGGTCGATTATATAAACTTTTACTGAGACCTTCGCACAAATCAGTAGCAGCTGCTTTAACTTTCTTATGGTTCATTTTAGGTCTTGCGGCGCCATAACGGGTTATCATTGATTGTATAGTTTCAATCTGATTCCAACTAGTTTGTTGTATGACGTGCGGTTCACTGACTATCTTCTTAACCGATCTACCGTTTGATGATTGAGCTAACAAATCCTCATTCATATACATACTACCATTCTCTAACTCATTTAAGTTTGGTTTGAGTACATTAGTGTAAACGTCAGTGGCGTTAGTATGTTTGTATTCTTTAACTAATATTTCAGAGGCAGTTTCTGGCGTTACGGGGTGGGTAACCACTTTTTCTTCCTCACTACTTATCATAGTGCTTAAATCCACTTCTTTGATGTATCTTTCACTATTTACGACGATATCATTGTGAATATCTAAATTAGCAACATGCATACCAAGTATACCTAAATACTTAATCACAGAACCTTTTTCATCGCCTGCGAACACAAGTTGATTAGTAGCTCGTGTTAAAGCGGTGTAAACCCATTCGCCCCTGTTAATTAGGTGTGACTGTATCGCTCGTGAATCTATATAAAACAACACCGTGTGAGCCCTAGAACCCTGATAACAAGTTATAGTTGACGCATTAAAGCCTGCCTTGGATAATCTGTCTTTAGTGTTATCATTAAAACATATTATCGGTATTGACTTCCATTTCTTCGGGAACAAAAATACATCACCATCAACATAAGTAGCACCTTTCTCTACCTCCGAT